TTCTCACCCTGAGAAAAAAATCGGCCCTTAAGCGGTCTCTCCTATTTTGACCAACATATTTACAGGATTAATTAGAGAAATAGATATGGACATAAAAACCCTAACAAAACCAACACCCTAAAACCCCTGCATCGACTGGACGAATATGTGCCGAGAATATGTTCGATTAACAGACAACTTACATAATTTAACGGTCGACAATGTTAGCTTGACGGCCCGAAATTCTGGGGTTATCTGCATCCGCAGATAACCCCAACTCACCCTGTGGCCTTACATTCGACACGCCGTAAACACTGCGCGTTGTCGTGTAAGCAAGTGTAGCTACATTTACATTTTTGTTTACGCGGGATTTTACCGAGGGCGCGCGTAAACAGTTTACATTTTGCCCCCTCGGCGGTGCATGAAACCGCGTGATTTTGCCGTGGTCTGCACACAGGCGCCCTCAAACCCCAACACCCAGGCACAAAGAAACCCCGTGGCCTTGCGGGCTCACGGGGTCGGAAACCTTGCGCGCTACACGGGAACAACTCTCAGGGAATTATCAGCCATGAAAAAACCCCGGAGCCTCACGGCTCCGGGGTTCGCAGGGTTGCAGGGTGTTAGGCCGCCTTACGCTTGTTCTGGCGGGCTTGAGCGGCGACCAGTTTCTCACCGATCGCGCCCAACTTCTCCGCCGCTTCGCCCGGCTTCACCGTGACAACCTGAGAGTTGTTCTCAGGCTGCGAGGGTTGCGGGGTTTGGGGGCGCGAGGCCTTGGCGATCTCGGCCTTATCCTGATCAGTGAGGACCGTGGCCGCCCACTTATCGAACTCGGCCGTGTAGCTCTGCAGGATCGCCACCAGCCGTTGGGCGCGCGCTTCGTTCCCCTTGGTGAGGATGAGAGCGGCCGCCACGGCGGGCGAACGGTCGAAACCGCCTTCCACCTTGTCGGCCGACAAGCCGCCTTCCTTGAGGATCGCAGCCGCCGCAGGGTCGTGACTGCCGCCCTTGGGGGCGACCTTCGCACCGACCTTGCGGCCTCGCTTGCTAGAGGCCTCCCAGACCGGCGCGCCGTTGGCGAGCGTGGCCTTGGGGAGCGCCTCAGCGGCGCGGTCGTAGAACTCCCAGAACGTTTCGCCGGCCATCGGTTCGGCCGTCTTACTCAAGATCGCCAGGACGGCAGTCTTCAGCTTCGAGCCGTATTGGTCGGCCGTGCGCTGGGAGATGTCGCCACGCTTCACAGCACGCTCGAAGCCCGACGCGAGGTAGGGCTTAAACTGACGGTCGTATTGCGCGGCGGACAAGGCTTCGCCGATGGACGTCACAGCGGACGCCACGGCGGTTAGCAAGGTCCGCTTGGACTTCTCGCAGGAGACAACCGCCTTGACGGTCGCGAAGGCCGCAGCCTTGGCGACTTCAGGGGAGAGCGCAGCGAGAATGACCTTGGGTTGCTTAGCCATGATGTATGCCCCTCCTTTGGGCATAGCAGATTGCACCCTGAGAGAAGTCTCAGGGTGACAGGTTGCGCGGATTGGAACCCCGGCATGTAGCCGGGGCGGCAATCCATCTAGTCGGACCTTGAACCCTCGAAGGTCCTGAGAATGAGACGCGCGAGGGCGCGCCGGGCTTGCATGTGCAAACCCGTTAGCAGTGTAGGGGAAACGGTGAGCATGGGTAGGGGGGTGGGGCCCGAGGGGGGTGGGGGTGTGGGGGCCCTTAATGGGTCCGTTTAGAGCGCCGGGTGTTTTTTCGGACAGTGTAAACTAGCTAACGCATTGACGTATATGCTAACCGGATTACAGTCCCGCTTGCACTGGGGAGCCTGCCGGGGGTGAGGGCGCCGCGTGAGTACTGGCTGCCCTCACCCTTGCACCCCCAAACCCTAAAACCCCTGGAGTCCCCCATGACGACGACCGTCACGGTTCAATCCCACAACCACCCCGCCCTCGTGCGCACGATCGACCGCTGGACAAAGGACGGCGAGGTGGTCTCCGAGACCGTCAGCGAACGCGTGCTGACCCCCGCCGACGGCGTGGTCTCGATGCACTGCACGACATCGCGCACACTGGAAATCGTGGACCTTGCCTACGACGACCCGCGCGTGACGGCGCAGCAGACCGAGCAGGCGGCCTAACCATGGCCGCCTTCCGTCAGTACCGCCGCAAACAGATCGCCGAGCTCCGTCCGTACGAGCCTGGCGAAGACCTGAGCGGCGTGTCGGTCAGCCAGGCGGACCGTGAGGCCGGCTCCCCGCAGATCGGCGACATGATCGCGCGCAACCCCAAGAACCCCGGCGACCAATGGCTCGTGTCCGCCGGGTACTTCTCCGACAACTTCGAGCCCGTGGTCTAACCCGTGGCCAAGACCCTCCGCAAAACCGAGAAGCGCCTGCAGTCGCGGGTGAACGGCTGGATGGCGAGCCCCAAAGCCCAGAAGGATCCGCGCGCCTACCGGCGCCCTGGCAGCATGAAGCACAAGTAGATGTGGTCGACCCTGTACTGGGCGGCCCTCTGGTGCGTGCTGGCGGTTGTCTTCGTGGTAGCCCTCAAGTCTCGTTAGTCACTTGATGCGAGGTTGTTAGGCGGCTACTGTCCAGGTCTCGTTCAACCCTGGCCAGGGACTTAAACTCATGCCTCGTACCGCTCAGGGCACTCTGCCCCCGCTGACCAACGCCGTCACCGGCATCACCGCTCTCGCCGGCGGCGCCCGCTCCGCCGCCACCCCGGTCCTGTCCGGCGGCTTCAACGAAGTCACCACCGTCGCCACCGCCACGGACAGCGTCTGTCTGCCGCCGGCTGTCTACGGCATGGAGATCGTCGTCCACAACGCCGCGGCGGCGAACGCGATGCAGGTGTTCGCGGCGTTCGGCACCACTGACACGATCAACGGCGTGGCCGCGGCGACCGGCGTCGCCCAGGCGGCCGGCAAGGGCGCGATCTACGCCTGCTACGCCGACGGCAAGTGGACCCGCGTCCTCAGCGCCTAAAGCTCACCCCTCAGTCCGGTTCGCTGGGCTGACGAAACCCCCGGATACCGTATGGGTCCGGGGGTTTTCTTTTGAGCTAACAGTTGTGGTCTGACTTGCTAACGACACAACATGTAGGCATGTTCCGGCCATGCTTGCGTCGTGGACCCCAAATCCTGCGCTCTACCTGAGCCCCGAGATGGTGGCCGAGCTGGCGCTTGGCCAGGACGATCCGCTGACCATCGCCCAGAAGTACGGGATGACGGTCGCCGAGTTCGAGGCGCTCAACGCCCAGCCGTGGTTCGGCGAGACGATCTACCGTAAGCGCGAGCAGCTGCAGGCCGAAGGCGTCACCTTCGCTGCCAAGGCGGGGATGATCGCCGAAGAGGTGATGCAGGACATCTATACGCTGTCGAAGGCCAGCGACGGCATGCGGATGGAGCACCGCCTCGACTTCCTGAAGCAGATGGTCGACGTCTCCGGGCTGAAGCCCAAGGCGGCCGCGGTCAGCGCCGGCGGGCCGAGCTTCACGATCAACATCTCGATCCCCGACAACCCGCAAGGCCCGCAGCTCAGGAACGTCGGCGGTCATTCCGAGGCGGACAATCCCCCGGCGATGACGATCGAGATGAAGCCGGCCGACGACTTCCCGAAGCCGCCGCCTGGCCTGAAGATCCCGGACTTCAAGCTGACGCCGGACCTGGTGGGCAACCAGCCGGCGTTGAGCAGCACGACGGGCTTCACGGTGGCCGACCGTGCCCAGTCAGTGGCCACGATAGCTCGCATCATGGGGCCGCCATGATGACTGAGCTCCACGTCACCATGGTCCACCGCCGCAAGCGGATCGCCGTCGCCTCGAACGGCGTCGCCTACCCGATCACGCACTTCTTCGACGAGTGGGGTGACGACTGCGAGCCGGAGGTGGCGCTGACGTGCGTGGCCGGCGCTGGCCGGACCTGGTTCACGGTTGACCTGACGCGGTTCCAGCCGCCGGTGTTCCATTGAGTGATGTCCTGGAGTACCGCCCGCCGGCGTCCGTGGCCGGGTTTCTGACGGACGACAAGTTCATCAGCCTGATCGTGGGGCCGATCGGATCGACGAAGACCACGGCCGGCATCATGAAGATCGCGTATCACGCGTCTCAGATGGCTCCGTGCAAGGATGGCATCCGGCGGTCGAAAGCAATCTGGGTCCGCAACACGCGCGAACAACTTCGCGATACTTCGATCCCGGACTTCCTCAACTGGTTCCCTGACGGGGTGGCGGGCATCTATGCCAAGACCGAGTACAAATTCATCCTTCGGTTCGCCGACGTTGAGTGCGAGGTGCTGTTCCGAGGTCTCGACGACGCCAACGACGTACGGCGGCTTCTCTCGCTGCAGGCCAGCTTCGCGATCCTCGACGAGTTCCGCGAGATCTCGCCAGCCATTTTTGATGCAATACAAGGGCGTCTTGGTCGTTACCCCTCGAAGCTTGTCAATGGCGTAGGCTGTAAAACCGACGACGGCCGCGAGAACAAACACCTGTGGGGGATGAGTAACCCCCCGGACATGGATACGTTCTGGGAGAAGTTCCTAAGCGATCCACCCGCGAATGCTCATTGTTTCTTCCAACCGTCCGGCCTTTCACCTGACGCCGACTGGACTGAGTTCCTGCCCGATGACTATTACGCCAACCTGGCCGAGGGGAAGACCGAGGACTGGGTGGACGTGTATATCCACGCCAAGTTCGGCAAGACCCTGGCCGGGCGGCCGGTGTTCCGCACGTTCAATCCGGCGTTCCACGTCGCGAAGTCCACGCTGCGGCCCATGCGGACGGTCAACCGGCCGCTGATCATCGGCTTCGACTTCGGGCTCAACCCGTCGTGCACCGTCAACCAGCTCGACATGCAGGCGCGGCTGCTGACCTTCGACGCCCTGACATCGGATGGCATCGGGCTGTCGCAGTTCATCACCACGAGGTTGCGGCCGCTGTTGTCGAGCGAGAAGTACGCCGGCATCCCGATCCTGATCGTCGGCGACCCGGCCGGCGTCAACCGGGCGCAGACCGACGAGCGGTCGTGCTTCGACATCCTGCAGGCCGCCGGGTTCAAGGCGGTGCCGGCCAGGACCAACAGTATCGTGGCGCGGCTGGCGGCGGTGGACAACTACCTGATGCGCCAGGTCGAGGGCGGCCCGGCCGCGCTGATCGACCCCAGCGCGGTGCCGCTGATCCGGGCGTTGCGTGGCGGCTACCGCTACAAGCTGAAGAAGCAGGGCGAGTACGAAGTCACCCCTGAGAAGAACGAGCACAGCCACATCGCTGACGCCCACCAGTACGCGTGTCTGCATGCCGAAGCCAGTAACGGCGCCGACTTCAACAACATCACCAAGCGCGAAGTGAAGAAGGTCCGTTCAGGCGGCTGGACGTGAATACTGCTAACAGTTAGGTTCGTTTACCATGGCCACGCTAACTGCCATCCCTCCGCCGTCCAGTGCGCCGCAGGCTGTGCCTACGGCGTCTCCCGCGGCTGTGGTCGGGGCGGCGCCGGGCGGCGCGCAGAGCCAGGTGATCAGCTACGGCGGCGTGCGCGCCGTGCCGCTGGCGGTCATTGAGGCGGAGAACACCCGCAAGCGCGAGAACGAGGACGTTCAGGCGCAGCCGATCGCCACCGGCATCGCCGGCCATATCCGCACGTGCTTCGAGCAGGCGCGGATCTCCAAGCGCAACGTGGTCGACGAGCGGCTGTACGCCGCCATTCGAGCTCGCCGCGGCGAGTACGACCCGGCGAAGTTGGCGCAGATCCGCGAGCAGGGCGGCTCCGAGGTGTGGGCCGGGCTGACATCGGCGAAGTGCCGGGCGGCCGGCGGCTGGATCCGCGACGTGATGATGGGCACAGGGTCCGACCGCCCCTGGCGCATCGACCCGACGCCGGTGCCGGACCTGCCGCCCCAGATCAACGACATGATCGTCGAACAGGCAATGGAGCCGATCCGCGAGCAGCTGCGGTTGGGCATGGCGCCCAACCAGGCGCAAGTCGTGAACATGGTCTCGATGCTGCGCGACCAGGCGATGTCGGCCGTGCGCGACGAAGCCCAGAAGCGCGCCGACCGCATGGCCGACAAGATGGAGGACCAGCTGCTGGAGGGCGGCTTCCTCGAAGCTCTGGACGCCTTCATCGACGACCTGACGACCTACCCCACCGCGATCATGAAGGGGCCGATCATCCGCATGAAGCCGCGGCTGGTGTGGGGCCCGAACGGCGTGCCGGAGGTTGAGGTCAAGCTGCAGAAGACATGGGAGCGGGTGAGCCCGTTCAACATCTATCCCTCCCCCGGCGCCGAGGACGTGCAGGACGGCTTCCTGATCGAGAAGCACCGCCTGTCGCGCGCCGATCTCAACCAGCTGATCGGCGTGGACGGCTACAACGAGGACGCCATCAAGAGCGTCCTGCATGACTACGACAAGGGCCTGAACTCCTGGCTGGAAGATCTCTCCCTGCAGCAGCAGGCGGAGGGCAAGGACACTTTCTCGGCCTACCAGAACCCCGACGGGCTGATCGACGCCCTGCAGTACTGGGGCTGCGTCAGCGGCCAGATGCTGCTCGACTGGGGGCTCGACGAGACCGACATCCAGGACGCCACCAAGGACTACTACGTCGAGGCCTGGCTGATCGGCACCTACGTGATTAAGGCGGTGCTGAACTACGACCCGCTGGCCCGCAAGCCCTACTACGCCTGCTCCTACGAGCGCGTGCCGGGGAACTTCTGGGGCAACAGCGTGGCCGACCTGGTGCGCGACCCGCAGGACATCGTCAACGCCTGCGCCCGCGCGCTGGTGAACAACATGGCGCTCTCGTCGGGCCCGCAGGTTGGCATCTTGGTGGACCGCCTGGCGGCCGGCGAGGACGTGACCCAGGTGTCGCCGTGGCGGATCTGGCAGATGAAGTCCGACCCGCTGAACGGGACGACGCAGCAGCCGATCCAGTTCTTCCAGCCGCAGTCGAACGTCAACGATCTGCTGATCGTGTTCGACAAGTTCTCGCAGCTCGGTGACGAGTACTCGGGTATCCCGCGCTACCTGACCGGGGACACCACGGGCGGCGCCGGCCGTACGGCGTCGGGCCTCTCGATGCTGATCAACAACGCCGGCAAGTCGATCAAGCAGGTGATCAACAACATCGACATCGGGCTGATGAAGCCGATGCTCGACCGGCTCTACTACCACAACATGCGCTACGAGGATGACGCCGACCTGAAAGGCGACGTCCAGATCGTGGCGCACGGTGCGTCGGCGCTGGTGGCCAAGGAGAGCGCTCAGGTCCGCCGCAACGAGTTCCTGGCCGCCACCGCCAACCCGATCGACTTCCAGATCACAGGCGTCCAGGGCCGCGCCGCGGTGCTGCGCGAGGTGGCCAAGGGCCTCGACATGAACGCCGACCACGTCGTGCCGGCGCCCGAGGTGCTGGCGCAGAAGTTCGCGATGCAGACGGCGCTAACACAGGGCGGCCCCACGCCGGCTGGCGGGCCGCCCGCCCTGCCCCCGCCTGCTAACCCGACAGGCAACGGTCAGCAGCTGATGGATGGCGCGCCGGTGACCGACAACTTATCGCCGCCGAAGGGGAGCTAACGCATGACCCTGCGGACGACCGAGCACGGCATCGACCTGATCAAGGCTTTCGAAGGCTTCAAGGACAAGCCGTACAAGTGCCCGGCCGGCATCTGGACGGTGGGCTACGGTCATACGTCCGCCGCCGGCGGGCCCCTCGTGACGGTGAACGGCCCGGTCGTCAGCCAAGCGGAAGCGATTGCGATCCTGCACAGCGACATCGACGGGTTCGAGGACCAGGTCGAGCGTCTGGTGCAGGGCGTGGATCTCGCCGATCACCAGTTCGACGCGCTGGTCTCGTTCGCCTTCAACGCCGGCATGGCCAACCTCAAGGCATCCACGCTGCTGAAGAAGGTCAAGGCCGGCGACTTCGAAGGGGCCGCCGCGCAGTTCGCGCGCTGGAACAAGTTCACCAACCCGGCGACCGGCCAGAAGGACGCGAGCCCCGGCCTGACCCGCCGCCGGCGCGCCGAGGCGGCGCTGTTCCAGGGCGATCTTGAAGACTGCCAGACCTACATGGGCATGGACTTCGGCCCGATGCCGCAGGCGGTCGCACAGCCCGACGCGCCGAAGACCATGGCGCAGTCGAAGACCGGCAACACCTCGATCGTCGGCGCCGTCGGCACCGCCGTGCTCGGCGCGAAGGCCGCGCTCGACAATGCCCAGGCCGTGGTCGCTCCGGTGCAGCAGGTGACGCAGGCCGCGCAGAGCGTCACCCAGCAGGTGCAGACCACAGCTGAACAGGGCCAGGCGGCCGTCACCAGCGCGCAGGCGACGGTGAGTGTGGTGCAGCACATCGTGCCACACCTAGCGCTGGGCGCCGCCGCGCCGTGGGCGCTGCTCACCCTGATCGTCATGACTGGCTTCGTCTACGTCTGGTACGACCGGCGTAAGAAGCTCACCGAGGAGGGCGTCTGATGGGCGTCGTGCTGGGCTTCATCGACTTCTTCCTGAAGACGCGGATCGGCAACGCGCTGGGGTTGCTGATGATCGCGTGCCTGGCGCTGATGGCGTGGACGCATCACGTCGAGTCCAAGGCCGCGGCGAAGGCCGTCACCAAGGTCGTCACGCAGGTGACCAAGGCGACCGACAGCGAGCACGACCGGCGGATCGACGCGCTCGTCCAAACCCAGGCGGAGATGCAGAAGTCGCTGACCGTGCTGCACAGGGCTGAGGCCCGGAACGGCCGGCTGCTCAAGGAGATCGACGATGCGTCGCATGCTCACGACCACGAGCCTTGTCTTAGCGCTGACGCTGTGCGGCGGCTGCGGGCCATTCACTAGGCTGCACGTGGACGGCAAGCCGGTGGGCGAGCTGGCGACGCCGCAGGCCCAGCCCGCGCCCGAGCTCGCGGCCGAATGCGAGGACCCGGTTCCGCTCGGTGACGCGGCCATGAGCGCCGGCGAGACCGAGCGTGGCTGGGGTCACGACCGCAAATCGCTGGCCGACTGCAAGTCGCGCCACAAACAACTGCGCGACTTCTACCAGAACCGCGATAGCAAATTGGCGTTGACTGCTAACAGCAAGCAGTAGTAGCTAACAGACGAATGTTGGCTCAGCCCACCGAACAGCAGCTTCAGGCCCTCGCGGTCCTCGCACAGCAAGGTTGGTGGACGAAGGTCGACGAGATGATCGAGGCCGAGATCCAGGCCGTGGTCGAGCGCATGATAGAGAACCGCGACGCCGCGGTACTTCATGAGCACCGCGGATACATCAAAGCCTTGAAGACTTTCCAGTCTACGGCGCGTGAGGCGTCCTCGACGTTGGAAAAGATGGGGCTCCGCGCCCCGCTTTAATCCGGCAGACCGTATCGTGCAGCGCATACCCGACGAGGGAGCGCGAGACGTAGTCGGAGCATGGAGACACTGATGCCGACTTTGCCGAAAGCCGTTCAGGATCAACTGGATGCGGCCGAACAGATAGAGCAGGAGATGGGCGGCCCACCGCCTAACGCTTCAGAGCTTGAACCGCCGCCCGCCGCCCCGGAACCTGAGCCGCCGCCTGCGCAACCTCCGGCCCCCGAACCGACGCCGCCGTCTGACAACGACGAGAGCTGGCGGGTCAAATACCTGACGCTTCAGGGCATCCACCGCGCGGACAACGCACGTCTGAGCGGCGAGATCGAAACCCTCAAGGGCCAGGTGAGCGACCTCACCCAGCAGCTCGCCGAAGCCAAGAAGGCCCCCGCGCCGGCCAAGGAGCCCGAACCCGCGCAGACGCTGCTGACGCAGAGCGACATCGACGCCTTCGGTCCTGACATGATCGACGTGATCCAGCGCGCCGCGAAGCAGATCGCCGCGCAGGAGATCGGCCCGATCAAGTCGGAGCTGGCGACGGTGAAGGCGGAGAACGCCTCGCTTAAGGGCACGGTGGAGACCGTGGCCGAGACGCAAACGAACCAGGGCCAGGCCGCGTACTACGTCGAGCTCGCGAAGCTCGTGCCGGAGTACGAGGCCGTCAACAAGGAGCCCGCGTTCCTGGCATGGCTGGCCGAAGCGGACCCGATGAGCGGTCTGCAACGTCAGACCCTCCTGAACGTGGCCTTCCGGGACCTGGACCCGCAGCGGACGGCAACGATCTTCAACGCGTTCAAGGCGACGCAGGCCCCCGCCCCGACCCCGCCCGCTCCGGCGCCCGCGCCGAGGGACGACCTCACCCGGCAGATCGAGCCCGGCAAAAGCCGCGACCAGATCCCGCCGACGCCACAACCGACCAAGGTCTGGACGCCCGACGCGATCGAGCAGTTCTACCGGGACGTGGCGCGCGGCGAGTACAAGGGTCGCCAGGCGGAAGCTGAGCGGATCGAGGCCGAGATCGACCGTTCACTCGCCGCGACGGGGACCTAACAGCGTCTCCGACAAGAGGGTGGACGGCTAGCCCTGAAACCCTCTTGTCGGAGTAACGACGATGGCCAACGCCGTCCAAGCGCCCTTCAACACCAACCCGGCCTATAGCGGTAACTTCATTCCGCAGCTGTGGTCGGGCAAGCTCAACGCCAAGTTCTACGCCACGACCGTGTTCGGCGACATCGCCAACACGAACTACGAGGGCGAGATCAAGAACCTCGGCGACACGATCCGCATCAACAACATCCCGTCGCTCGCGGTCAGCGATTACACCATCGGCCAGAACCTGAACTACCAGGTCCCGGCGCCGTCGGTGGTCGACCTGGTCATCGACAAGGCGAAGTACTTCGCCTTCCAGGTCAGCGACGTGCTGGCCCACCAGTCGAAGCCGGCGCTGATGTCGATGTTCACCGACGACGCGACCAACCAGATGCGCATCGCCATCGACCAGAAGATCCTGCTGGCCGAGTTCAACAACGGCGCGGCCGCTAACAAGGGCGCCACCGCCGGCGTCCAGTCGGCGTCCTACAACCTCGGCACCGACGCGGCCCCGGTCGCGCTGACGTCGAACAACATCGTCGACCTGATCACCTCGCTGTCGTCGGTCCTCGACGAGCAGAACGTGCCGGACACGGATCGCTTCCTGGTCATCGACCCGGCGACCCGCCGCACCCTGTTCGGCTCGCCGCTGGCGCAGGCCTACGTGACCGGCGACGACAAGTCGATCCTGCGCAATGGCAAGATCGGCATGGTGGATCGCTTCTCGATCTACGTGTCGAACCAGCTGCCGAAGGCGGCTGCCGGCCAGGACTTCTCGGGCAACGCCCAAGGCGGCGCCCTGAAGCGTCGTGCGATCATCGCCGGCCACAAGACCGCGCTCACCTTCGCGAACCAGATCGTGAAGATGGAAAACCTGCAGAACCCGAACGACTTCGGGACGCTGGTCCGCGGCCTCAACGTCTACGGCCACAAGATGATCAAGCCCGAGAGCTGGTCCCTCGCGCTGGTCGCCTAAGTACTGCGTGTGAGTTGATTGGGCCGGCGTAGGTGCTAACACTCCTACGCCGGCTCTTTCCATGTTAGGAACTTGCCATGAGCGTTGCAGCGTCCGTCATCATCAACCGCGCGCGAGACGTGCTGATCGACGCCGGCGCCACCCGGTGGACGGACCAGGAGCTGCTGCGCTGGCTGTCGGACGGCCAGCGCGCCGTGGTCATGGCGGTCCCCGCCGCCTGCGCCCGCCGCCAGACCCTGACGCTCGAGCCCGGCACGCTGCAGACCCTGCCGGCCGGCACGTACATGCTGATCAGCGTCGAGCGCAACAACGGCGCCGCCGACGGCACCCAGCCAGGGCGCGCGGTGCGCCTGGTGCCCCGTGAGATGCTCGACAACTTCAACCCGGATTGGCACTCGGCGACGGCGCAGGCGGTGGTGCAGTCGTACGTCTACGACCCGGCGACGACGCCGCTGAACTTCTACGTGTCGCCGCCCAACGACGGCACCGGCCACGCGGACGTCGTGATCTCGCAGCTGCCGACCGAGATCACCGCCACGGCCCAGAACATCTCCATCGACGACATCTACCAGACGCCGCTGGTCGACTACGTGCTCTACCGCGCCTTCCTGAAGGACAGCGACTACGCGACCGTGCAGACGGTCTACCAGGCGAAGTCCCTGGCCCAGGGCTACCTCGATGCCTTCGTGGCCGCGGTCGGCACGAACCCGCAGGCCAAAGCCGCCGGAGCCGGCCAATGACGCCCTACGAGAGCTTCCTGCCGGAGGTCATGCCGCACGTGCACAACTGCCCGCAGGACTACGCGGTCAACGCCATCCGCAACGCCTGCATCGAGTTCTGTGACCAGACGCACTGGCTGACCATCGAGCCCGACGCCCAGACCGTGCTGCCGAACGTCGATACCTACGACGTGGAGTTCAGCAAGGGCGTCGTGCCGATCCGGCTGGAGTGGCTGAAGATCAACGACATCGACGCCCACGGCCACCTGACCAAGGACAACCAGATCGTGCTGCGCGACATGCCGACGACCCGGCTGTTCAACGCGCTCACAATGAGCATCGCGATCAGGCCGTCGCGGTCCAGCACGAGTGTCGACGACAGCCTTTTCGAACGCTGGGCTGAGGGCATCGCGAGCGGCGCCCTCGCGCGGATCTACGCCACCCCAGCGCAGCCGTTCTCAAGTCCCGAACTAGCGCTGGCGCGGTCAGCTATGTTCAAGGCTGCCAAGGCCGACGCGCAGGCCGAGAAGCAGCGCGAGCTCACGGTGGGCCCGCTCTACGTGCGGATGCGGAGGTTCTGATGGCCGATCGTATGAAGCTCGTGCAGGGCGACACCCGGCCGCCGGTGAT